CCCGGGGCGCGGAGAAGGGCCCGGACAGCCTCAACTACTCCATGAAGTGGCTGCAGTCCCTGCGCGAAATCGTTATCGACCCGGAGCGCTGTCCGTATGCGGCCGAGGAATTCCTCAACTACGAGCTCGAGCAGGATAAGAACGGCGACTTTATCTCCAGCTACCCCGACAGAAACAACCACTTTATCGACGCGACGCGCTATGCCACAAACTTGATCTGGCGAAGACGAGGGCAGTAATGTTTGCCAAAATTCTTCAGTTTATCCGGGAGTTGTATGCCAAAATGATCGGTCAATCTACCGTCACCCAAGTGTTGAAGGTGCCTATCGCCATCTCAAGCGAGATGGCAAACGCGTTGCAGCTGTGGAGCGCGCTCTATGAGAACCGAGCGCCCTGGCTGAACGCGGACATCAAATCCCTCAACCTACCCGCAGCCATCGCCGGCGAATTGGCCCGTGCCGCGACTATCGAGATGAAGGTCGAGTTCACCGGATCAGCACGGGCGAAGTTTTTAGAGTCTCAATTTATGCGCCTGATGCCGAAGCTCAGGGCACAGGTCGAGTACGGGCTGGCAAAGGGCGGGCTGGTGATGAAGCCTTATGTGGACGGCGACAGGTTGGCCGTGGACTTCGTTCACGCCGACCAGTTCTACCCGGTCAGCTTCGACGCGGACGGCGAGATCGCCGCCTGCGTGTTTGCAGACTCGCGCACCGTAGGCGATAAATACTATACCCGGCTCGAGTTTCATCAGATGACCGAGGCTGGCTGCGAGATTCGCAACATGGCCTACCGCTCGAGCAGCAAGGACACGCTGGGGGTGCGAGTTCCCCTGGATGTGATTGACGATTGGGCCAGCCTCGAGCCTGAGGCGGTGATTACCGGCATTGATAAGCCGCTGTTTGCCTATTTCAAGTTCCCGATGGCGAACAACGTGGACGCAACCTCGCCGCTGGGCGTATCGTGCTACAGCCGCGCCGTGGATCTGATCCGGGACGCTGATATTCAGTGGTCGAACCTGCTTTGGGAGTTTGAGAGCGGCCAGCGTGCCTTGTACGCCGACGTGTTGGCCTACGGCAGGGACCGAGACGGCAATCCGGTGCTGCCTCACAAGCGGCTTTACCGGGCGCTGAACGGCGGCGGCAACATCGGCGAAGAGGGAATGTTCCACGAGTGGACGCCGTCGCTCCGCGAGGAAAACATCCTGCGCGGGCTGGACGCAATCCTCAAGCGCATCGAGTACGCCTGCGGGCTGGCCTACGGCACGCTGTCCGACCCTGCCAGCGTGGAAAAAACGGCGACCGAGATCAAGGCGTCCAAACAGCGCACGTACGCCACCGTCACCGACACCCAGAAAGCACTGCAATCGGCGCTGGAGCATTTGATCTGGGCGATGGACGTCTGGACGACTATCGGCGGGCTTGCCCCGGCCGGCGCGTACGCGGTCACGTTCGACTTTGACGACAGCGTGATTGTGGACCGCGACATGCAGTTCCAGCAAGATCTGCGCCTTGTGGCGCAGGGCATTATGTCAAAGGCGGAGTTCCGCGTGCGCAACTTCAAAGAGAAGGAAGACGTAGCGAAGGCCAAGATCGCCGAAGCTCTGGCCGAACGGCCGCCGGAAGAATCGATATTTGGGGTGCTTGGGGCGATAGCACCGGACGAGGAATAATCCATGCTGACCGCCAACCAGCTAGACGCCCTGACGGACCCGATTCTGGAGCTGTACGAGCGTTATCAGGCGACGGTGATCAACGACATCGCCCGCCGCCTGGCGAAGCTGGGCAGGGTCACGTCTGCCTCCGCCTGGCAAATGCAGCGCCTGATCGAATCGGGGGCGCTGTATGAGTTTGCGCTTGCCAAGATTGCCAAGCTTACCGGCATGAGCGAGGCGGTGCTGCGCGAAGCCTTTCGTAAGGGCGGGGTGCAGGCCATGCGCTTTGACGACGCGATTTACCGCGCCGTAGGGCTTGACCCGCTGCCGCTGAACCTCTCTCCGGTTATGGCCGAGGTGCTGGCCGCAGGATTACGGCGCACAAACGGGCAGCTCGTCAACCTGACCCGGACTACCGCTTTGTCCGCGCGGCAGGCGTTTGAGAGTGCCGCAGACCTCGCCTACATGCAGATCACCAGCGGCGCGTTTGACTACGACAGCGCCATTCGTCAGGCGGTGACGGAATTAGCCGCGGACGGTTTGCGCGTGATCCATTATTCGGGAAAGCGGGACTTGCTCGACGTGGCAGTCCGGCGGGCGGTGCTGACCGGGGTCAACCAGACCGTGGGCGACATGCAGATCGCCCGCGCCGACGAGATGGGCTGCGATCTGGTGCAGGTGAGCGCACACGTGGGCGCGCGACCGTCTCATGCAGTCTGGCAGGGCAAGATTTTCAGCCGCTCGGGGACGCACCCAAAATATCCGGACTTCGTGACCTCGACCGGCTACGGGACCGGGCCGGGGCTGTGTGGCTGGAATTGCCGCCACTCGTTCTATCCATTTTTCGAAGGCGTCTCCGAACCGGCCTATACCGCCGCCGAGTTGCGGGACTACGCCAACCAGCGCGTCACCTACCGGGGGCGCGAGATGACCGTTTACGAGGCCACCCAACTGCAACGCGGCATAGAACGCTCCATCCGGCGGGCCAAGCGCGTGGCGGGGGCGCTCGAAGCGGCGGGGCTGGACGCGACCGCGGCACGGGCGCGGGTTATGCGCCACCAGGCGCAAATGCGCGCGTTTTTGCGGGAAACCGGCCTGCGGCGGCAGCCGGAGAGGGAGCAAGTTTACGACATAATCCGGACGAAAAAGGGGATTGCATTACAAAAAAAATCTTTGATATAATTAACTTAGACATCGCTTTTGCGCCATGTCAAACTAATCGTTATCCGGCAAACGTACACAGGGCCGGGCGTCGCGAGACCCCAACCTCGTAAAACGGGTAGACGCGGACAAAAGGAGAACAGGTATGAAACGCGAGGATCTTGAAAAACTTGGGCTGAACGCTGAGCAGATCAACCAGGTCATGGTGCTGCACGGAAAGGACATAGAGAAGGCCAAAGCGGATCTGGCCGCGCTCACTACCGAGCGGGACGGGCTCAAGAAGCAGCTCGAAGAGGCCAGCGCCGCCATCGAAAACTTCAAGCAGCTCGACGTCGACGCCATCAAGGCCGCCGCTGACGAATGGAAGGCGAAGGCCGAGAAGGCCGAGGCTGACCGCGTGGCGGAGGTTTCCAGGCTGAAGTTTGAGCACGCCTTAGATATGGCGTTGACCGGTGCGAAGGCCAAGAACGCCAAGGCGGTCAAGGCGCTGCTGGAGATGGACAAGCTCAAGTTCAACGAGGCGGACGGCTCGATCATCGGGCTGGACGAGCAGTTGAAGAAAGTCCGTGAGGACGCCGATTACCTGTTCGAAAGCAGCGAAGCGACCCCCAGAGTTGTAACCGGGGGCAAGTCAAAATCCGTGATTGTCGATCCCGTCATCCAGGCTGCCCGAAAAGCAGCCGGGCTGACAGTAGAGGAGTAACGCTACATGAACGCCATCACCCTGGCAGAGAAGTTTCTGCCGATTCTCGACGAGATCTACGCCGTAAACTCGAAGACGGCCCTCCTGGATTCTAAAATCCGGGTGCTGGATCACAGCGCGGCCAACAAAGTCCAGATTTTCAAAACCAGCTTGACCGGGCTGGGCGACTACAACAAAGCGACCGGCTTCCCGGTAGGTAAGGTCACCGGCACCTGGGAAGACGTGCAGCTGACCAAAGACCGCGCCCGCGCCTTTGCCGTGGACGCGATGGACGACGAGGAATCCATCGGCATGGCGTTCGGCACGCTGGCGGGCGAGTTCCTGCGGACGCAGGTTATCCCGGAGGTGGACGCCTACCGGTTCGCCACCTGGGCGAGCACTTCCGGCGTGTCGGCGGTGTCTGCTGGCGCGACCCTGTCGTCGAACAATATCCTGGCCGCCATCGACGCCGCCGCGCTGCAGCTGGACAACAACGAGGTTCCCGAGGAAGGCCGTATCTTGTTCATCAGCTCGGCCTGCTACCGGGCGTTGAACGCGGCTATCTCGCGCACGCTGTCGACCGAGCGGGGTGCGGAACGGCGCCTGCAGACGCTCGACGAGATGACCATCATCCCGGTTCCTCAGTCCCGCTTCTACACCAGCATAACCCTCAACGCGGGCGCGACTGAAACCGCCGGCGGGTATACCAAGACCGCCAGCACCGGCAAAGACCTGAACTTCATCCTCATGCACCCGTCCGCGGTGTGGCAGGCCAAGAAACACGACAAGATCAAGATCTTCAGTCCGGACGTTAATCAGACCGCCGACGCGTGGTTGTTCCAGTACCGCCTGTACCATGACGCGGGCGTCTACGAAAACAAGGCGAGTGGTATCTATGTCCATATGAAGGCCGAATAACTGGAACCCCGATGGTAACCCCTCTCTGAAAGGAGCCGAGCGATGGCAGTTTACGCGGACTACACCTTTTACACGGAGCAGTTCCTAGGGACTGCCATCGCTCAGCCTGACTACGACCGCTTGGCTATGCGAGCCAGCGCCCTGATCGACCAGGTGACGTTCGGCCGGGCGGGTGCTGTAGTCGCCGCCGGTGCGGACCCTGGCACGGTCGACAAGATCAAAATGGCGGCTTGCGCCGTGGCGGAACTGCTCTACCGAGACGAGAACGAGGGCGGGGACGTCCAGAGCGAGCGGGTCGGAAATCTCTCTGTGACTTACGTCAAGGGGCCGGCCCGGTCCCTGATCAGTCGTGCCAGAGAGGAGGCCAAACCCTACCTTTGGGATACTTATCTAATGTACGGGGGCTACGCCTGACATGAGGCCGAACGCAGACGCTACGCTTTATACTCTGACGGTCGTGGGCAGCGCCGAAGTCTGGACCCGCACCGAGGTGCCGGACGTGCACTGGGAGAACTGCAAGGCCGCCAACACCCTGGCCAGCGGGGGGTCAATCGCCGCTGATCAGGCCGCGATCTACATCCCCTTGCACAACCGCCCGGAGCTGCCGGCGATTAAGCCTAATGACATCATCGTCCGCGGCATCGTGGACGATGAAATCGGAGCCGACTGCACGGTCTCCGACCTCAAGCGCAAATACCCGGACGTGCTCAGGATCACCTCGGTGGACCTGATGAATTACGGCCGCCGGCAGCTTTGGCATTACCAACTGGGGGCTAAATGAGCGGACCCGTCATCGAAACCCCGCGCGGCAAAATCTTCCTCACCAAGAACGGGAAGGCCAAGCTCGAGTGGAACACCAACTTCCGGCCGAGGTGGCAGCACCGTTACTCGATGGCGCAGAAGTTTATCGACAATGAAGTCCTTAAAGACTGCGACAAGCTGGTGCCGTTTCGCACAGGTATGCTGCGCCTCAGCGGGATCCTGGGCACGGTAGTGGGTTCCGGACTCGTGCAGTGGATTGCGCCCTACTCCCGTTATCAGTATTACCTCGCGCGTAGAGCCAAATCAGAGCATGGCCCCCAGCGTGGCAGTTTTTGGTTTGAGCGGGCTAAAGCCGTGCACAAGCAGCGCTGGCTCGCCGGAGCCCGTAAGATCGCCGGAGGCGGTCGCCGATGACAATCATCGAGTCTCTCAAAACCTACCTCAAAACCTGCCCCAACCTGGCGGACGGGGCACTCTTGGAAGTCGACCACAACGGCCCGGCGATCCAATACGCCATCGTTCCCCTGCCCGGCGCCAGAGTATTGGAAACCTACATCGACGGAGCCTCGCTCAGAGAGTTCCCGTTTGCCTTCCAGACGGCGGCGATCACCGCAGACGACGCCGAGCGTATCGACAACGCCGGCTTCCAAGAGACATTTGCTGACTGGCTCGAGGCTCAGACCGAGGCCGGCAACCTCCCCGCGCTCGACGCCGGCAAGGCCGCCGAGAGCATAACCGCCACGAGCTGGGGCTATCTCTTTGAGCAGGGCGAGAGCGATACCGGCATCTATCAAATCCAATGCAAGCTTACCTATCATCAGGCAGCCTACACGGTGCCTGAGACTGACCCTGAACCTGAACTACCGGAGGAATAAATGGCCACTCCTACCACTGTAAAGCGATCCCAATTTGCCGCGTTTCTGAACGTCGGCACCGCCGCTGAGCCTGAATACGCCCTGATTGGAGAGGGCGTAACCACGGCCACGATCAACTACAACCCCCAGATCCGGGAGGAAACCTACATCCACCAGGACAGCGCCGCGAAGGACGTGGAGCGCTACGCCCCTGAGTTCCCGCTGGAACAAACCTGCAAGGTCGGCGACGGCGTCTTCGACTTCGTCGACGGCCTGCGAAAGGCCCGTGCCGTGGAAGACGCGGCAAAAACCGACGTCGTGCTCGTGTATCTGTACGAGACCCTAACCGAAGGCAAGTACCCCGCCGAGCGGCAGCCGGTGTCCGTGGCGATCGAAAGCTTTGGCGGTGACGGCGGCGTCGCCAACAAGATCAATTACAGCTTGAACTTTGTCGGCGACCCCACGCCGGGTGCCTTCGACCCAATGACCAAAACCTTCACGCCAAACTCGTAGCCAAAAGCCCGCTCACGGGCGGGCTTTTTTGAAAGAGATGGAGATGGATCCGATAAAAATCCAAACCGGGCAAGTCCGCGTCCCCGTCGAGGTCGACGGAAAGATCGTGACCGAGCTGAGTTTCAACCCCTCGGACGTGTGCTTTGCGGAGCGGTTTTTTGGCGTCTACCGCGAGTTGCAGGCCCTGCAGCAGGAGTTCGAGAAACGAGATCGGGAACTCGAGCGAGATCAGGAAGCGGACGATAATGGCGTCCCCAAAAACGCCGAGGCCCGTATCGCACTGCAAAAACAGGTCATTCAAGCCATGTATGGCCATGTTGACAGCCTGTTTGGAAAAGGCACCTCTAAGGCGATTTTTGGCGAATTGGTGCTTCCAGAACTCATCGCCCAATTGCTGGAGGGAGTGACCCCGTATTTCCAGCAGGCGCGCTCGGCGAAGGTCGGACGGTACCTGCCGCCGTCTAGTAAGGGCAAGGGCAAACGCGTGATGAAATGAACCTGCTGATCGATGACCTTCCCGAAGCGGTTGAGATTGACGGGCAGGAGTACCCGATCCGCTGCGATCACCGGACCTGCATCAGGATCATTCTCGCGTTCGAGGATAACGAGCTGACGGAGCTGGAAAAGCGGGCGATCTTACTCGAAAATCTGTATCCGGAGCTGCCTCACGACCCCGCACGTGCCTTTGAGCTGGGGATCCGGTTTCTCAACGGAGGCGAGA